CTTGCCAACAATGGTGACGATTGTGTCTTAATACTGGAAAGACACAATCGCACTTCATTGTACGATTTGCCTGATTGGTTCCTAAGCATGGGTTTTACCATGAAAGTGGAAAAACCCGTATATGATCTTGCTGAAGTAGAGTTTTGCCAAACTCATGTTGTTACTGGCACCCAAACATCGCTGAGCGTTCGTAGCCCAAGAACTGTGTTATCTAAAGATCTTCATTCTACCCACGCATTTCAACATGGTGAGTATCTCGAATGGTTGTCTTCTGTTGGTGAGTGTGGCCGTAAGTCCAATTACGGAGTCCCCGTGCTAGAAGCATTCTACAAAAGAATGCCCACACTCCAGGTGAGATCTAAGCGTATATTGAATTCTATTGAACAGAAGATGCAGTATACCATTCGAGGTGGGGTAGCTCCCTGTGTAGAAATTGATGATAATATGAGACACAGCTTTTGGAAAGCATTTGGCATTGTGCCTGATGGTCAAATTGCCCTGGAGGAGATGTTGAGCAAGGTAAACTACTCAGAGAATGTTGGCTCTGTAGTCCACCATGCTTATTCGTCTGTGCTCCAGGGTTGTAAATTTGACTCATTTACTAATACCAATCATTATGAAATCTAAGCAAAAGCAGACAGTAGGACATAAACGTAAGAGATCCAATCCTCTTACACAACGACAGACACGTGCTGTCCGCCCACGGGCATCGTTTGATGGCCAATTTTTAAATCACAAAGTAATCTTTGCCCCTGATACCACATCAGCATCAGGGACCTATGCAAGCGGAATATATATAGACGCTACAGCCACTGGGTCATGCATGGGAACCGTCGGAGCCGCAATCGCTAACACATATTCTCAGTATGTGTATGATTCCTGCGTGCTAAGGTGGCTGCCATCTATTGGTCCTGGTTCGGCTGAAGCTGGAGGAAGGGTATATGTCGGATATATTGATAACCCGGAAGCAATCAAGACATATATGGCTGCCACAACGGCTAACCAAATTCTATATATTAAAGGCAACAGAAATATGAAATCGTTTAACGTTTGGGAAAATGGTGTGTATGCATGCCCACTCACTCGACGTCGTAAGATGTTTGATGTGAACAATGCACCCACTCATACTCTCGAAAATGACAACGATAGAGGCACGCAAGGATTATTTATATTTGCATATGAATCTATTGGCACATCGATAACCATGGGGGCATGGCAGAGTGAAGTTCTTGTGAAGTTGACTGGATTCAACATCATACCTACTTGATACTGAAAACAATGGCTAGGTGGACTTGTTAATTGTGGAAGTAATGGTACC